CAGTGTATTTCGCATGCTTACGAGGAATCACAATTCAAGGCCCACTGCTAGGCCTGCGCCACGTACCCGTGCCTTTCGTCTCATAACAGGATGGACTAGTGCGACATCCCCGGATTGCTGTTTACCGATGCAACACGGCTACTAAGCACTACTAACGCTCTCGCGCTTTCGATACCCTCTCGAAAGAGGCTCGTCCTTTGCTCGCACTCATTTTTACGTGGGCTACCCCCCCGGGACTTCCACCCGGGGTTCACACACAACCTATGATTTACCAACGAATTGGGTCATAGGGCTGTTCGACAACATCCCGCCTACTCGACACCTCCGTGATTGAACAATACACGGTGCAAACGAGGAAGCACCGGCGGGCACCAAATCATTGGGGTTCGAACGGTTCTTTCGACACTAGAGGGGCCAGAAGACCTCACCAGTGAAGAAAGGAGAGGACTGCTTATTCCAAGCAGCCGGGACAGCCTAGAAAGGCGGAACCGGACGCCACGGAACGGAACAGAGATACCGGTACAAAGTACATGTTCCTTCCAGTCCTCTTCGCACCGTTCGCTCAGAGACGCCTCAGACCACGAGCACTGAACGAATTCAGGGCCAATGAGCTGACGAAATCTCTGACGATCCCTTCTCGATACCGACTTCAACGGACGACGTTTCCAATCATAGGGCACCCGCTCTTGCTCTAGAACAGAGGGGGGAACAGGAAGAGGCCTCTCGGCCCCCTTAGGAAGCCTTAGGTATTCGACTTCCCTTGCCCACAAACCGGAATCGACCAACGCCGTCTTACTAGCCGGTATCGATAAACCCCTAGTAACGGAACGACGCGAACCTACGATCAAACCGAAGTTCTCACGTAGGAACGCGGTACGAGCCAACTCACGTTGCCACGATGACCAGGAACCGACCAGGAACGAGCGATACCGCCCATTCAGGGACGAAACCTGGTATTCGTCGGACTTCAGCCCTAGGGCCGAGGCACGAACCATCGGAACAACATCGACCCGACTGGACTTCGCGGAAAATCCCTTTGAATTTACCGTAAAGAACGATCGATCGACTAGAGTCTTTCCGACACTAAGGGTAAGTCCAGTAGCTCTCACTCCCGACATCCAACGATTCGCGACGCTCATAGGAGCCCGGAACACGATATCGTCCCCGTTTACCTTTACGGGGAAATGCCCTCCCGTGAAATACTTGAAACCCAAGTAATTCACCAGGCATAGGAGGGGGAATGAGAGCAGATTGCCCATCAACTGTCCACGGGACAACTGACCAGAAAAGGGTCGCTGACCACAATCGCAACCGGACATAGGTCCGCAGGCGCCGAACAACCGGCACCGCTGCGACGTGCGCGCGAGATCGGATATCCCTTTCGGGACCTGGGTAGCATTCGAGAGTATCAGATCGAGGATCAACTCTTGAACTTCAATATTAAGATTATCAGTAGCGGACTCATAATCGCCACTGACAAAGACTTGCCCAGGGACCTGAAGAAATTCAGAGAATTTCTTAGGTTTTTCCTCACCCCTCAATAACCAGTTAAACCGGGACAGGTGGTTATAGATAGTAGAATGGAGGGGACGCAACAGGTTCATGTTGCTGTCAGCAACAGAAACCACTCTCCATTTACCAGACGAAAGTGTGGAACACACCTTCGACGCAGCAAGGGCCGGCTCGGTCTCCAAAGCGAGAGACCGGAGAACAAACTCATGGTGACCACGCTCGTCACCGACCCATACTGCTCTAGAACCACCATCCTTCTTCCTTACCTCACGGCAAGCGCGGATAGGAACTGTGGAGGACAGACAAGAGTCTGCATAACCACGGTCCCAACCAACGCGGAACAAACGAGGGACTTCCTTTCGACAAAACGCAAGGAAACCCTCATCCGGGCGGTCACCCGGACTACACATCTTACGAGCGTAGTTCGTAACGCAAGGAGGATCCGACGGCACAACTTTCCTGAACAGGAACAGCGACATGCTAAGGGACCTACGGTCGCGAAGACCGAGGCTCTTAGTAGCTGCATGCCACAAATGACCTTTATCGCCCTCAAGGAGTCCGCTACAGAATTCCTTAAGGGACGAACGACAAGAAACCTCATCCTTCGGGAAGGTAGGAACATCAAGCCGAATCTTAAAGAGACGCGACTGAAGTTCAACAAACCTTCT